TGGCTTCTGTGGTCATTTATCGCACCATCGGAACATAGTCAGGATCATGTGGCAGGTCGATATTAGGAAATCCTGCCTGGGAAGGAAAATCCCGCAATGCTTGGCGGTAGGATGCCCACTCTGCTGACATAGGTATTCCGGTTTCTGCCGCACGAATAGCACGCCAGTCTGTTGCTTTCAGAGCACTATCACGAGCAGCGCGTTTCTGAGCCGCTAGGGATGCGGTATCAGCGGCAATCTCTTCTGCTGTCTTAGATGCTACTTCTACCGTGAAAACAAAGTCACCCTCTACATACGGCGCACAAGCAACTAACTTCTGTGTGCTTCTGTTGTGATCTTTAAATAACGATACTTTCTTAGCAGATAGTTCTGCCAATACTACATCGTTAGGACCAGATGCAGGAAAAGATGTGTTAGGAAATACGGTTCTGTAATCACCAACTGCGGTGACTTGTCCGTTAGTTACGATTGCAACTTGCATAATTACTCCTTATTGATCTGCAAACGCCTTAGTCGGCGCAGTAAAGTTAGCGGTGTATCTGGCAACGCCTTTGGTTACACGGAGATCATCGATGTAGCCGTTTAAGTAGCCGGACGAAAGATCAAAACCATTAACACCAATTGCTGGTCTAAAACTACCATTTGTATAATCAAGTGAATCTGTATAAGTAGATCCGCTTTGTGTTCCATCTATGAACAATTTTGTGCTTGTTCCAGACCGAGACACAGCGATGTGATACCACTGACCTGTTGACAAATTTGACCCAGTAATTCTATTTGCATTATTTGTATAATATATGAGTGTTGCGTTCGAACCATTTAAATAAATAGTTGGATAATTTCCAGACCCACTTGTTGGTCTTGAATCATAAAGTGTAACAAAACTGCCACTCGATGGAGCCGAAATTAATCTTAACCAAAATTCAATGGTAAAGTCACCAGTCCCAAACACCATTTGAGGCGTATCTTTCATCACCAAATAATCACCAGTACCATCAAACGCCATGCTCCCCGTGCCGTACTTCACCACCGATGTGCTGACCTGCGCGTTGCCAACGGTCTCCATGTCGTTCTTGGCCGCGTTGTCGAAGATGCCTGCGTTGGTGAAGTTGCAGAGAAGTTGCGTATTGGTAATTGCAGTAAGTGGTGTAGTTGGTGGGGTAAAGGCTGCGGTGTAAACTGCTGTGCCTTTTACTAATCGAGCGTTAGAAATATATCCAGTATAGTATCTATCGTATGTAGCAACATTTCGTGATGCGCCGAATACAACATCTCCGTAAGTAGGGTCATAATAAACCGTTATACTTGCTGTTGCAGTTCCAGTACTAACGCCATTTACATACAATGTCCAATTATTTCCGTTTCTAACTCCAGCAAGATGATTCCAACTATTTAATGTAATTGGTGTACTTGATGTTATAAGAACATCATTATCACTTCCAGCAGACGCTTGAAATTGAGGATAGCCAGAAGAGTCAGTTCGTAATGACCAAGAATTTCTTGCTGATCCTGAACTTTGCTGTTGGCAAAAAAGCGGTGTTGCAGTTACAAATGCTCCTGCGTAAACCCAACACTCTATTGTAAAATCTCCACTGCCAACATCAAACGCTGAATTTCTTGCAATGTTTAAATAATCCCCCGTGCCATCAAAGTACCCGCTACCACCGACATTGGTTGTGCTGTATGGGCTAGTGGGTGCGCCGAAGGGTTGGAATGGGACTACTGATGGAGAACCCGTAGCTGTAATTGGAAAACCTGAACCGCTATTTGCAGTGCTGTTATCTATAAAGCGATTAGATTGGCAGGTTAAAAATACGGTTGATGCTGTTGCTGTAAGTGGAGTGGTTGGAGGAGTAAAATTTCCTGTGTATGGTAATGCTCCAGAAGTTGCTCCGTTGCAATACCTTGCATTAGACACATACCCTGTTATCGGGCTTTGAGTTCCTGTATTGGCTCCAACACACAAATCAAAAGATGAAACTATTGGACTTGATCCAAAAGAGGTTGTAGCTTCTTGAATTCCATTTATGTAAATTCTAAGCGTGGTGTTGTCTCTAACTCCTACAACATGATTCCACTGTCCAACAACAGGAGTTGTTGCTGAACTAACCGCAGTCCATGACCCACCGTTATAAATTGCAAATCCAAATTTATTTGCGCTTATTCCAATCCCGGTATAAGAATAACCAAGCCAAAAACCATCTTTTCCAAAAATTAAACGATCAGACGATAGCGCACTAAAGTTAACCCAGCACTCAAATGTTGCATAGGTATTCATTGCAAAAGTACTGCTGTACGGAGTACTTATAAAACTTGAACCGCCAAAGTAATTACTCCAATACCCCGCCGCCTGACTGAACGGTGTGAACGTACCTTGGGTGGTGTTCCCGTTACGGGTAATGGTGAAGTTATTTGAGGACGAGTCTAGGAAGGTGTTGTTCTGTCCAGCATTAGTATTAGTAGTGCCAGACAATAAAGTTACATTCTGCCAATTGGGATCACCAACCGCACCAGCCCCAAAAGGACCACCAAGCAATTGTTGTTGAATTCCACTCATTTACGATACGCTTCCTGAGATAACACACACAGTACCGCTGATAAATAGGATGGTTGCAACACCACGGGTAGCCAGAGTAACGGTTGCTTTGTCTGAATCTGTTCCAGAAATATAAGCCGTAGTGATAGAGCAGGTAATTGTAATGCCTGCTGAAGTATTATTAAAGACAGAAATTACGTCACCAGCAGCAAATGTGGCATCAGGAATAGTAATAGAACCGCCGGAGCCTACTTCAACATACTCACCCACATCCGTTGTCGCAAGGGTATAAGAAGTAGTCTTAGCTGATCCTGATAATGGAATATTACGAAATCCAATTGTGTAATCTGCTCCGGGATCAGGCAATGTAGCAGTTCTACTACCGGTCAAACTTGCTGGAGTTACTGTGATTGCCCTGCTATTTGTACCACCTGCCCGGCCAGCGATTACAACAGCGTCTTGGGTGCTTGCAGCTTCGGAGCGAATAGCACTAGCTGCACGAAAGGTCTGTGCTGCAGTAAAGGTTTGTGCGTTATCTAACTTTGCTGTATCTGCATCGTATGCCTGAACAGTTGTACCAATGTCTGCGCTATCAAGATAGTCAGACGCTGTAGTTAAAACTGTGTGCCCGCCATTTTGCAGAGTGCCTGTAAAGTTAGCGGTGGTTGCGTTATACTTTGCTGTATTAGCATCGTAACCCTGTACAGTGCTGCCAATGTTTGAAGCAACTAGAACATTGCTACCGCCATTCTGTAGCGTACCAGTAAAGTTAGCTGTAGTGGCATTATACTTAGCAGTGTTTGCGTCATAGCCTTGTACGGTACTTCCAATATTAGAAGCTACTAAAACATTGCTACCACTATTTTGTAAAGTACCTGTGAAGTTTGCTGTTGCAGCGTTATACTTTGCAGTGTTGGAATCATATCCCTGAACTGTAACACCGATTGCAGCAGACTTTAGGATGGTTGCGTCAGCAGGCTCAAATGAAGAAGCAGAGTAACCGCTGTCTTTAATAATCTTACCAGAGGTTCCATCAAATGCTACTAAGCGGCTGTCAACTGCAGAGGCAGGACCAGTTACATCGCCTGATCCAGATCCTGGAGCGCCCTTCTCAGCTAGGATATCCCAGTAGGTTGTATTAGTTGGTAGGTTACCAGTAGAGGCTAACTTACAAATGTAAGAAGAACCGTTGTAAGATACAGCATCATCAACTACATAAGATGTGCCACCGCTGTATGTACCAAGCCAGTTCATTCCAACAGGACCTGTAGCGCCTGTAGCACCCGTGTTGCCTGTGTCTCCACGAGGAATAGTAAAATTAAATACTGCAGCAGATGATGTACCAGCGTTTGTAACTGAAGCAGAAGATCCTGCAGATCCTGTTGTAACAGTTCCTACAGCGATTGTAGCTGCACTCCCTGCAGGCCCCGTAGCGCCTGTTGCGCCTGTGGCTCCAGTAGCCCCTGTAGCTCCCGTAGCACCTGTATTTCCAACAGGAATGCCAAAGGTCATGGTGGTAGTGCCAGAGTTATATGAGACAGTGGCTGATGCGCCAGCAGATAGTGTAGTAGCAGTAACTGCTAAATCTTGTTGAAAGTCTACGGTACTTGCTTCAGCAGCTTCTGCAGCAGCTTGTGCGGCCTCAGCAGCAGCTTGTGCAGCCTGTGCAGCGGTTGCAGAGGCGCTTGCTTGTGCAGCGTCTTCAGCTACATCTTCAACAGATGCTGCAGCAGCCTGAGCAGTTGCGGCACTTGCAGCAGCGGCAGCAGCACTACCAGCAGCTTGTGAGGCAGCAGAAACAGCCGCAGCGGATTGGTTAGTTGTATCGGCTACAGCATCACCAGCACCGCCAGGACCACGATAGATTGCCATGTTTTATTCTCCGTGTAGTTTTACTCAGTAAACTTAGTAAATTTACTTAGTAAAACTCCCCAGACCTTGTGAGCCTGGGGAGAAGCTGTTGTGCTATAAGAGCACTAAGCTATTGATCAGTCAACAATCAAAGCAACTGCTGAGTCAGGACGAATCGTCTTAACACCGTACAGCGTGTCGGACGTAAGCAGATCAGCAAGCCACTCTTGCTTGTACTGGGTCTGTGAGCGAACACCCATTTGCTCAACCAGCGTGAAGGCATCACGATGGAAGAGACCAGCTAGACGCTTGCCAGACTCAGGAGTCGGTGCGTTGCTGGAGATGTACACTTCGATACCGTACAGGTTACCAACACGACCATTGCGGATGGTGTTAGCAGCACCAGACTCACCAGTAAAGGCTTGCTCGGTGTAACGGTCAGTACCCATCAAAGCGTTACGCAGCACAGGCGGGATGACAAAGGAGCGACCATCCATCGGAACATCAGCATCGTCCAGATACTGAATAGCCTGACGGAAGCCAACATCACCAAACTTACCTTCCGTGCTGGACACAGATCCGTCATAAGCAATCAGTGCGCCAGTCGAGTCAGTAAAGGTGAAGGTGCGGCTGTTGGTGTAATCGTTACCATCGCCATCGCCAATCGACTTAAACAGCGACCAGAGGTCAGTGTCAACCTGCACACCAAGTGAGTAGCCAGCGTCATCCGTGTAGAAACGGCGTAGCGAAGGTAGTGCCTGAACGGTCACGATGTCTTCGATCAGTCGGCTGTACTCATAGTGCTTGTCGATATTGACGATTACTTCGTCTTCAGTAGCAGCAATCAGGTTAACCTGCGAGCTAGCAACTTTAGCAGAAGCAGTTCCACGGGTGGGCTTAGGAATGTGAACGGTGTCACCTTTCTTACCCTTGAAGTTCATCTTGTTCACGAGGTTAGCGAGAACCAGTGACTTCTTATAAGCAGCAACAATCTCGTCACTCCAAATCTCAGGAATAAACTTTGCTGCGGTTGTCGTTGTTACGTTATTAGTACCCAAAGGCATTTTGAATCTCCTAAATTAAATTAAGTTATTTAACCCTTCCCTCTGCATACGCTGCAAGAATTTCATCTTGTAGTGCATAGTAGCGGTCAGGATCTTCCAATTGTAGTCGGATTAAGTCAGCCCTTCGATAAATCTTAGAAGATGTAGGTGATGCTGCGTTAGAACCAACATCCACGGTTGCTTGTTTAACTGCTGCTTTCTGTGATGCTTTAACTTCTGGATTAGAAGCTACAGCTTTTGGAGCAGCTTTTGGTTTAACATAATTCCAAGTATTCAAGAGTTCTGCAGCAGAGTCATAATCCGCATTTGAATCGGCTTCAGCATATAACCGAAGACGAACTGGAGAAGATTTTACCCACTCCGCAAACTCTGGATCACTAACAGTCTGTTGGAAATCAGGAAACTCAGAACCCAACCGATTCAGTACTTGCATCCGTTTAATCTCAAAAGCCTGTTCTTTGGCTTCTTTAACTGCAGGATGTGTTTCTACAGCTTTATTTACATACTTCTTTGGATCTTCGAAGAAGTCGATCTCGTCTTCTTTTGTAGCAGGAACTTCTTGCTTTTTAGGTTCGAGTTGTCGCTTAATAAGTTCATCAGCTAGCTTGCGCACTTCACCTACTTCTTGGGCCTGTCTACCAATTAACTTCTCAGCCTCTTGGTGCATCTTGACTATTTCATCAAGACTCTTGCCCTTATACTTAGGTGGAAGATCCTCTATAGTTTCCTGTTGAATTTCTTCCTGTGCTACGGGTTCTTGAGTTTGCTCCGTTGGAGTCTCGTCTACCTGGGTAATATCTGCTGCTTCAAACTCTTCTTCTTGCGTTTCGATTAGTTCTGCCACATTATCCTCCTGTCCACAATGGATTCTAGGAAATTAAAAATACCTATCGGATTAGCTATTCTTTTCGCTTTTCTTTTGATAGGCTCTTGCTGCCTCCTCATGTTTTCTAGCCCACGCATCGTGTGCTGATGGAAACGCACCTGTGATGCCCTCCAGCCTAATACGGGGTGACGAGATAATACGAGAGGCTTCATTGCGACAATGTGGACACTCTACTGAGCGAACCTCATCGTCTACAAACTTTTCAGTTAGGTGGCCTTTAGCACACCTAAATTCAAATATCCGCTTCATCTCTGTAACTCCTCATAAGCATCTTCGGACGCTTCTTTGAGTTTAAAGACGAAGTTAAGGATGTCTAGTTGTCCTTTGGCATAGTACAAGTCCTCTATGCCGTTACATCTGTCCAAATCCTTCGATACTTCTTCAATCTTGCGTAGGTCTTCGATCAGGTCTTGCCATCCCTTGGATGTCATCATGTCGAACCTAGCCTCATAATAGGCTTGTAACTCTTTATCCACAGTTTCTCCTTATTAGGACTGTATTGTATTTCTACAACAGCATATTAATTATACCACATTTTTATAGATTTGTCAAGTACTTACTGAACTTTTCTTCCAGTTTGGGCTTCTACGATATTTTCCTTGGTCTGGATCTCCCGTTCCTTTAGGATAAGGTCCGCTACCCTAGCCCTACGGTTAAACTCCTCGCTGCTTGAGTTATCTAGGTTATTGGTCAGCGCCTGGACTGTTTTGACCCGTAGCTCCTCTGGCATCATCTGAGCCTCTATAGAGGTCTTTTGGGCCTTGGCAAGGCTTTCCTGGGCATTGGCCTGGGACTCAGCAGCCCTAGCCTGTAGCTCCTGAACCTGAGCCTGTAGGAGGGCAATCTGGGCCTGTTGCTGGGCCTGTTGCAGTGCGGCAACCTCTGGGTTGGGCTGGTTCATCTGTTCCAGCGCCACAGATAGTTCTTCCTTATTGGAAAGACTAGAACTCTTAATAATTCCTTTAAGAACTAAAGGCAATACAGGAGACTGTGGTCCTAGAGTTTGGAGTAATCCAATGAACTGTTGTTGCTCGTACTCCCTGGCTACCATTCCCAGGGTAGAGGCAGGAGTAAATACAAAGTCTTTACTTGGATAACGATCAGGATCAAACTGCATATACCTAACTGCGATCTTCTTAATCATTGGAATTAGGAAGTCATCCTGAAAATTCATCAGTGCTTGCTTATTCTTCTTAATAATAGAAGACATGGCTAGTGACATAGATGCACCACCAGCCTCGCCTGATGCTACTGAGCGAGTCATAGCTTGGCTGTCTAGTGTACCAGTAGCCTGTAGCAGCATTGTTTCAAATTGTTGAGCAGTCTGAATGTTTGCAGCATCAGTAGATCCAAACTTAAACGGAAAGAGGATCTCGTTAGGATTACCGTTGGTTAGCAGTGTCTTTCCTGGCTGAACCTTGTAGCTTACACCACGAGGCAGGCGTGTAGCATCTGCAGCCATCATAGGAGCAGTGGTTAGGGCTAAAGAGTCAAGGTGGCTACGCAGTTGGGCATCAATAGCCTTCTGCATATTGTAACCTTTTTCTACCGTACCAATACCTACAAGCCTTCCAGGAACCTTCTCAGGTGCATAGGAAACAATAGGACGATCCTTCATCATGTAGGGATTAGCCTCAGCTTTTAGCAGATATTGGTTATTAGCTATAACAACCACAGCCTCTACTAAGTCACTGTACTTATCAGCATCACTATCTTCTGGGAAAAGGTCTGCTACTTCTTGTCCTTCGCTCTCAAGTTGCTCTAAGTATTCACGAGGTACTAATCCGTAGTAACGAAGGATTCTAACCTTGTCTTCTTGGTAGAGTGTATCCAGTTGAGTTGGCTCAAGAGCATTATCAGAATACTCAGGACCAATATTAACCTTTCGGTAGATGCCATCTTCAATTCCTTTCACAACTTTAAAGAGGCTGGTATACTCTTCGACAGCAACTCCAAGACCATCATTAACATTTTCTGAGTTAGGATCCCAAAGCATGTTACGAGGATGTACTGATTTAACAGCTACTTTAATTCTATCCTGTTCTACGACACCAACAGCAGCTACTCCCTGCATATTAGGCATTTGACGGGTGGCTGGAATCAGGTCTACTTCACTTTTAACTAGGATTTCAGCAAAACCAACGCCATAAACCTCAGCGTTACGATCTACTTCAGACCATACTTGAGGTATTTTATCTCGTTTTAGGTCCTCGTGTAGCTGACGCTGTGTCAGTTCCACATCTGTGTGGTCAGGATCTTGAGTATTATCTTTTAATTCAAAGAATTCACCACGCCCAGTAGTAGCCTCAATAATTTCTGAGGTCTTGTTCTCTACTGCCTGCCGAATAGCAGGAGACACAATCCGTGAACGCTCTGATTCCCTGGTTTTATCTTCGTCTGACCAGATACCATAGTAAAGTCGCTCGTATTCGTCCCACTTTTTCTCGTAGTTTACTTCTTTGTGTTCACGCCAGCGATCACAATGGGCAGTAATAAAGGAAACCAGTTCCCGATCTGACTCTGAAACTGGATCTTCTTTGACTTCCGTGTAGTTCTCAGCCATTAGATGGTCCTTTCAATTGGCTCTTTGTAGCGTAAATCGTCCATCTCCATAACTTCACCACGCATATCTATTGGATTACCCTTGTTATCCGTTAATTGTGGTACAGTTACTCCATATTTTTTAGACATTGGGTCTTGTGCCATAGTTTGTAAGAAGTTTTTACCTACTGTTGCGTCTTTACTAGGCACTTTTTCACCAGTCATTTTCTCGTACATCTTAGCAGCTTTATGATATTTAGGATCAGCGTATCTAAAAGCTACATTCCTAGCCTCTGCTTCACCAGCTAACCGCATATATTTGTTAAAAGCCTCTTCTACTTCTTTATCTGAAGGTTGAGCAATGTCTTTTAGGAACTGTTGCCTGCTTCCGCCTTGTGAGAATCCCTCAAATTTTTGTACCGCATGCTGTGTTTCATGCAGTAAATCTGATACAGCACCTATTCTATCTCCATCAATCATAGAGGCACTGTTTAAATTAAGATCAATCTCGCCTGTCTTAAGGTTAAAGCCACCAACCTCAGTAGACTTTCCTTTGTAAAAGTTAATTGGTGTATCAGCTAACTCAGGATAAAACTGAAAGAAGCGATCATGCTTAATTAAATCACTAGCTAATATTGCTTTGTTAGGCTTTAAGTCTTCAAAAGGAATCAATAGTTCAGCCTGGGAATCATCAATCTCATACTTAACTCTACCGTCTTCATCAAACCAGAATCCAGTTCGAGCAAGGATGTCCTCATTACTTTGACCTCTTTTGAACATATCTGAGGCTAGGTTTAGATTTTCAGTTACTCTAGCTTGTTTTTCAGGTTCAAGTGAAGAAGTAAAGGTAACTAACCCTTTACCGCCTCCAACAATCTCAGGCATGCTAAGTTTAGCAGGTTTATCTTCAAACTCAAACAGACCTCTACGCATACCACGAGAGGCAGACTCAAGAATGTCAGCAGATATTAAACCATCAAATAGTCTAGCAATTGCCATGTTAGTATCCTGATATAGGGTCTAAAGCCTCGTACTCGTCTTCCTCAACCATGTCTGTAAACTCTGTGATTCCAATCTGATCGATGTAGGCTAGAGCATCAATCAAATCGTCATGCACCTGCAAGTTAGGAAAGTTAAGCAACTGATCTACGAACTGCTTATTCCACTCGCCTCTTACTAACTTAATCCTTCCATGCTCGAAGCGTCCCTGCAAAGCCCAGACAATCCGATCCGTCTTCTTCTTGTTGCCATGAGTTAACTCTGTCACTGAGATGAAAAATGACTTCCTCTTCATCAAGTCTTGTAGGTATGGGAGTACGGCGTTCTTTGCCATTCCTCGCTCTATACCTACTAATCGAACATCGTAACTTCTTGCTGTT